GCCTCGTAGTACTTCTTAACGAGATCCTTGCTCTCTGCATCACGGCGTTTCTGCTCGTTCTGCTTTTTACGCTCTTCAACTTGAGCCATCTCGTCAGCAAACTCTTCTTGAGCAGCGCCGGGACCGATGATGATCTCTTCAACCTCTCCGCCTTCATCGTACTTCTTAGCACGAGGCTTCGGAGCTTTAGGCATACGTGGCATCTTGATAGACGAAGCCCCAAAGCGGGGCATCTTCTTCTTGAACATACCAGCCGTGTATTTGGGGATTCGCATGGACGCCATGATTACACCATCTTGCAACGGGTTCGACCCTTCTTGGCGATACCGTCAGCACGCTTAGAAACGTTGCCACCCATCGAGTAGGTAACACCGCCCTTGGCGTACTTCTTCACACTGCCGCCCTTGTTCATGCGACCGGCTTCGCGCATACGACGCTCTGCCATGCTCATGCCTTGAGCCGGGGTAGCTCGGGTGCTTGGACCCTTGGATTTCGCCATCTCACGAGCCATACGGATACGAGCCATAGCCGGGCTTTCCTCGCCATCGCCGCCCATCATGCCGCGAATCTGAGACATACCCTGACCAGCACGACGGGGTTCCATCATGGTCTTAGTTTCGGTCTTCGTCACACGACCAGCCGGGGTGTCCGACTCTTTGTACTTCTCGATGAACTCTTTAGTGTCCATCTTACGAGTTCCACGCGACTTCTCGCGCAGTTCCTTGAGCAAGCGAAGGTTGGCTTCAGCCGAACGATCCTTCCTATTTTTATAGGCTTCCGGATCAAGTCTGCGAATCTCAGCGCCGACCTTTCCATACTTCTCTTCGTCGGTCATACCGCCTTCGGCCATCTTATTGATTTTGCCGCCATGCTTGAACACGCCACGCCCCTTGAGAACGTCAGCACGAGTAACCTTACCGTCACCCGTCAGATCAGGCATACCGCCGCTTCGCATTTTCTTCACCGGCTTTTCATCCGGCATATCAAGGCTCATGCCCGGAGCAGCTACAGAACGACTGTAAATACCGCGAGGGCTGGTGGGACCAGTTGATTTACGAGTTTTTGGACCACTGCTCATTTGCAAACTCCTCCCATCATCATGCGAATCATTTTGCCCTTGGTCTTGCCCTTGCTGGCAACGCCATCAGCGCCCTTGCGATAGACAGAACCACCGTCCGAATAAGCCATACCGCCACCGGCCATTTTCTTGTTCTTGACCATCGCACGACCCATCGTGTCAGCCGTACGCTTCTTCATAGCGCGACCGGCCTTGTCAGCCATTTTAGATTTCATAGTTCCACCTGATCGAGCAGTTCTAATTTTATCTACACCGGGAAGCGGCGCAGGAGATTGTCCAGAGTCTTTAGGGAACATTGGCCTAGCAGGAGGCCGCGCACTTCTATTTTTGCTCATTTGGATTTACCTTTAAATTTGCGGCCCTTGTCGGCCTTGTTAAATTCCTTCGCCACCTTCATCGGAACGCCGACTTTTTTAGCAAAGGCTGGGTTATGTGCGGCAGCGGCCATGAGGTTACGCTGTGCTTTAGACTTGCTTGGCATTGTGGTTCACCAATCTGTCTATCTTCTGCTCTAACCGATCAAGCCGGTCGAGGAGCATCTGGGCATCGGCTCGGACTTCCGCACGGGTGACATGATCACGAGCCACTTCTTCTCGGGTTCTGTTGAGGAGAATCCCCAACCGTTGAAGTTCAGCGAACTTCTCTTTCACAACAAAACCCAAAACGGCCACGATTCCCGTAAGAACCATGTTCCAGACCAGCATCTCCATTTCAACAGTTCCATGCTCGGAGGGACTTGTTGATACGGCTGTTGGGATCATTGGCGGTCTTAGCACTCGTGAGCTTTTTCTTCATTCCTGACATTCTTGCGCAGAATGATTTCTTACGAGCGCCGCCTTCCGGCTGTGGACGTTTCAGCCCCGGCTTACCGGGGTTAGCGGCGTTATACGACGCCCGTCCCTTGGCATTTAAACCGCCTTTTGGGTTTTTCCCTTCTTTGCGCTGCCAAGCCGGGGTTTTAGCCATAAATCACCATCGTCGAGATTACGGTTGACGGGACGATATAAATACTGGTCTGGAAAAGCAGACCTTCGCCCGGCATAAGAACATAGTCGGGGCTGGACGAAGAAGCCAGCGTATTTACGACGATCTTGACTGGGCCAGAAGCCCCGCCATCCCGAAAAGTCACCGTGCCTGCACCTGTATCAGGGACGATATAAATCGCTTTTACGCGAGAACGTCCAATAACAAGGCTATTTTGATCCAGCAGGTCGCCAGCAGCAACGGCGACCTTACTAGCTAAGACATCTGTTTGCATTGCCATCTTCCTCTCCTGTAATGGGTAAAGGGGGCTAACGCCCCCCTACGAAATCCTTACGGGACGAGACTGGCGTACAGACCGATGTAAAGCGTGGTGCTGCCGATGACAACCGGGATGCGACCTGCCTGAACCGACACCGTACCCGACACCGAACCCGTGGTCAGCTTGGTGCTGCCAATCGTGAGCGTGGTGCAAAGCAGGTTGGTGATGACGGCGGAATCGCCAGCGATAGAACCCTCGAAGCCATTGTCAGACTTAACCGGGCCGGAAAATGTAGTACGTGCCATTTCAAATCCTCACATGCGAGTTGTGTTTACCAGTCTGCATGTCGTCAGTCGGGGCTGTCTGGTAAACAAAATTTTTCCCGATAAACGACTGTATATCACCAAAAAAGAGGGGCTACAAGCCTAGCTAACTTGTAACCCCTCAACACTAGCCCTCTAGGAGAAAGCTATTAGGACGCGCCCGGCGAAGCGAACATGCCCAGCGGGTCCGACCAGCCGAAGCTATAACGCTCGCGGCTCTTGTACCGGACGTTGCCGGTGTCGAAATCGCCGTCCATGCTGTTTTGCAGCGGGGTACGTACGAAGTGCTTCATGCCGTTCGGAACGTCGGTCGTCAAGAACCAAGCGTTCGTGTCGGTCAAGAAGTGGTTTACGGTGTAACCGCCCGGAATCGAACCCATCGCCTTGAGAGCGTTGATGTCGTTGTCAGCGGTCGCAACACGGAGTTCCGTGTCGAGGAGGCGCTTGGCAGTGAACATCAAAGCCGGGGGAACGATGAGTTTGTTAGGCTTCGCCGCGATCAAGAGACCACGTTCGTCGGTCCAACCAGCGATCTGAATAACCGCAGCTTCCAACGAGGTTTCGTTGAGATCCGAGGCCGTCAGACGGTTGCTGTTGGTACCACCCGAAACAAGCGGATGCGAGGCCGAGAACAACGGTTGTCCGTCACCGCCCGTGTAGGACGAAGAGAAGCCATTGTTAAGGACCGAGGCCGCCTTGACCTGCTTCGTGTACGCCATCGCTCGGGCGAGCGCCTTGGTGTATCGCTTTGACAGCGAATCGTACAGGTTGTCTTCAACCGCTTCTTCCGTGATGGAGAAGCCGAGAGCAATCGTCTCGTGGTTGTAACGAGCCGTCCAAGCTTCCTGCGCGTTGTCGTACGCAATGGCTGAGCCTTCGGCCTTGACCGGGGCAGCGGAGAATCCGCTCAGCTTCGTCTCTTCTTCGAAGGAACGCTCGGAGGTCTCAGTCTCGTAGATCTCCTTGTGCTCCTCACCATATTGCTTGTACTCAAGACCGAACAGGGCGTTCAAGCCCGGAAGGAGTTCCTTGAGTAATTGTGCACGTGAAATAGCCATGTCTTAGAACTCCCCTATTAGGTGCCGAGCGGGTTGTAGTAAGCGTGACCACCCACGATCAGCGAAGTGTCCGTAATATACGGAGCGTTAAACTTCACAATGACCTCTGGGTAGTACACCGTACCGCTGGAAACAAACGCCGTGTCCTCAACCACATCAACGATGCGGATCGGCAACGAACGTGTAGTAGCAACCGAGCCAACACGAACGCCCTGCTGCGAATCGTTGGTCGTCGTATTCAACGTGTTAGCAACCAATTCAACGTTGGTACCAACATCGCTGTACACAAAGCCGCCCGTGGTCGAAACCACCAGCGAAGCCGTCACACCAACAACCTTGAACAAGGTGTCCGGATCATCAACAACATACGCATAGATAAACGTATTTGCCTTGACCGAAGTACCCGAAATCCAAGCCTGCGAGTAGGTCGGCTGACCCGTCACAGAGGACACGTAATTGCAGCCCAAAAACACACCGGCAAAACCGGAGGTCGGGGCAGCAGTCGTGGCCGTGGTTACTTCAACGGTGCCGTCCGAAGCAAATTGCAGCGGGTCGCCATAACCAATGCTTGACGCACCGGAAGCAATACGACGCTGACGAGTTGCACCGGCAAACACCTGCCCGCCGATCA